CCGGAGCAGTAGACAGCGTTCCGCCGCTCACCGCGGTAGCGATATCTCCGAGGGTTAGATCCTCTGTTCCGAGCTGCTTGTTCCAGCCTTCGACAAACGCTTTTGCGGTGTCGAAGCCGACCTGATACATGTCGCTGGTCATGCCGTCAAACGCGCTGCGGAGCTTGTCCACAAAGTTCTCCTTAAGGCTGTTCACCTCGTCCTGATAGTATTTTGCGGATATCTCCTCGGCGGTTTTGTGGAGCCGTTCAAGGCTGTCGAAGTAGCTGTTCCACGCCTGATCCGACATATTTAGCAGCTTAGAGCCGAATTCCATGCCTTCCTCGATATCCATGTTCAGAATGGAGCTGAGCGTGCTTTCATCAGCGCCGCGCGCCTTGAGAGCGTCCAGCATTGCGCCGTATTCCTCAAGAACCTTGATGTTATCTTCGATACTGTCAGCGCCCATTTGGTAGGTTTCGACATCATGCTCGGCGGTGGTGATAGTGAAATCACCCTTGATTGCCACCGTCTCCGGAATGGTCTCGGTGACCTTTTCGAACGTCTTATTGAAGTCCGTAAGCTTAGCCGTCAGGCTGTCCCGCGCGGAAACTATCTTCTCCAGAGCGGACAGCGTGGTGTCGCTGGCGTCGTTCAGAAGCTGCTCCAGAGCGTCCTTGTTCGCCTGGATTATCTTCTGATTGTATTCGTAGGTCTCGAGGAACGCGCTGCGCCATTCAGCGGAGTTTTTGTCGAGGTACTTATCCCGGAGCTTCGCCAGCTCGGAATAGTATTTTTTCTCCGTGATCTGGTTGGTTTTCAGCTTGAATTCAAGCTGGAATTTTTCCTCGGAGTATGCGGCTTTCTGGGCGGCAATGGCTTCGGCGGCTGCCTGTTCCGCTGCCTTCTGGGATTCCTCGTCTGCCTTTTTCTGCTCTTCAAGGCGCTTTTCGTATGCCTTTTTTTGTTCTTCGGATAAACTGTCGTAGTACTTCTTTATTTCGACGTTGACCGAGCGCCATTCGTCCGAATCGTTCTCAAGGAACTCATCGCGGAGTGATGCAAGGGTAGCGTAATACTCCTCGGCGGATATGCGCCCCATATCGTAATCGTATTTGTAGGATTCCTTCCAGTACTTGAAATCCTCGCTTTTCTTTTTCCAGTAATCGGGGAGACTGTTGTCGGGTTGGGCTTGTTTGCCGCTCGTGGCGGCAGGGGTCTGGCTCCCGGAAGCAGTAATGCCGTCCTTGTAGGATTCGGACGCAAGGCTCTGCCATTCTGCTATTGTTTTATCGGCTTCTTCTATGGCTTTTTGTGCAGCTTTAACGTCCGCCTCAAACTGTTGTCCTGCCGCCAAAGTGTTCCCGTAATCAGAAAATACAGTAGCTGTCGCTTTGATTTTGGCGAAGTAGTCATCGGAGTTTAGTCCGCCGTATTTTTCATTAAGTTCTTTTAGCTTATTCTCCGCATTACGCTTAATATTATATGCTTCAGCTGCCTCTTGCTCATATGCTGACAGCTTCACGGAAGCAGTTTTTTTCTGAACATAGGTATCGACCGCGTCTGTCAGATCATTGTACTTTCCTGTGAGCTGGTCTACGACCGTAACCTCATCGCCGAGAACGCTCTGAAGCTCCTGTGCCAGAGTTGAGAGTTCCTTCTGCTCGTCGGAAGTCAGACTTACGGCAGTGCGGAGTTCGTCATATCTCTTGACCTTATCCTTCAGCACGGACATTTCTGCCTCATTATCGGCGATAGAGCTTTCAACAGAATCATGCATCTGATCTATCGCATCGTTCAGCTCTTTGGCAGCGGATTCCGCAGTTCCAGCGTTGATTGCGAACCCTGTGAGGGCAGTTGCAAGCAAACCTACCGCAACGGCAATAATTCCTGCGGGGTTCATGCTCATAGCAGTGTTGAGGGCTATTGTTTTTGCAGTTGCAATATCCAGCTTTCCACTCAAAACACCGTATATGATCTCCTGTGCGGTAAGCTCACCGTTCATGGCAGCGGTTTTCACGGCGGCAAAATTCTGCGCAGTGCCGAGCAGCTTCACCTGAAGAGCGGCAGTCTGCCAACTGGTTATCACCTTTGTCAGCATATTTGCGGTCTTGAAAGCAATGACCGCGGCAGTTACTCCAGCAATTGCCGCAGCTATGAGGTTAATGTTCTTGAGCAGCAGGGTCAGCGTGCCGGAAATAAAGCTGCCGACATTGACCGCTATCTCCTTGAGGTCGCCTTTTTGTGCTATCTCTGCTACCGAATCTGCGGCTTCGTCCAGCACCGGTATCAGGCTTTCGCCGATGGGTTGGATAAGCAGGTCAATTTGTCTCTGAACATTTTCGAGCGAGTTGGATAAGCTGTTATAATTTACGTCCTTTATCGCGTCCATCGCGCCGGCACAGTCAAATGCGCTGTCAGAGATATCTCCCAGCGCCAGAACTGCTTCCGCGCCCATGTCCTCCCACATGGTGCCCATGAGGTTTATGCCGGCTGTGTTCTGCGCGATGGGATCGTTCATCTCGGCGAGGGCGGCTATGACCTCCTGAAAAGCTACCCTTGCGGAGACTCCGCCTGCGGCGAATTTTTCCGCCATGCTGTCAGCCTCGAAGCCAAGCGCTTCAAAGCCCTGTTTGCTGGTGTCCGAGCCGTCGATAACGCGGATAGCAAGCTCTTTCACGGAATCGCCTATCTTATCCAGATTCCATGCGCCGTTCTCGGCACCGTTGGAAAAGATAGTGAACATATCGCTTGCGGAAAGTCCCATCTTCTTGAACTGGACGGAATATTCCGAAATATTATCCAGCAGTTCGCCAGAATAATCGAGACCGTTCTGAGCGCCGCGAGCGATATAATCATAGGCTTCGGAAGCAGATACGCCGAAGTTTTCCATCATAGCCTTGACCGCGCGGGAACTCTCCGCTATGTCATAATCAAACACGTCCTTAAGAGCGTATGCGCTCTCGGTGACCTTTACAAGCTCCTTGTCGTCAAGTTTGCCGAGATTCTGCTTGATTTTAGATATGCTGTCTGCGATATCATCGAACCCCTCGCCGAAATTATCGCCGTAGATCTGCTCGACAATAGAACGCAGTCTATTCACTTCCTCTGCGCTGGCATTTGTGGCAGCGGCGATTTTATTTACCGAGCTGTCCAGACCATCTGCGATCTCAATTGTTCGGGAAGCAGAATTTTTCAGGACATCTCCCAGCTTCTGAATGCCCTGCGTAACCGCTTCCGAAACCAGATTAGCCTTGATGATGTCGCCGGTCTTGAGCGCAGCCTCGCCTGTGTCGGAAATACCGTTCTCAAGACCGCCAATCGCGCCAGTCATGTTGTCAGCCGGAGCGGTATCCATGGAGTTCTGAACCGAACCGCCAAGCTGTTCAGTTGCATTCTGTACGGCATTTACAGCCTGCGTCATGTTGTTCGCAGGTGTCGTGTCCAGTGCATCATGTATCGTGTCCCCGAGCTGCTCGGTGGAGCGCTGCGCTTCAGAAACATCGTTCTGTGTGACAATACGGACGTATCCGTCAGCCTGTGACATGTCAATTCCTCCTTCCTATCTTCGAGATAAAGTCCTGCACGGCGCTGCTGTGCTTATGCTCCGACAGGGACATAATCTCCGGGTTCTTCCGGACGAACTCCTTTTCGCTGTCCGTAAGTTTCCCGGAGTGCTGCCGCGAACGCAGGCTTATGAGTGTATTAAAAAAGCAGTCCCTGCCAAGGTCGGCAAAAAGACTGCGGAATTTCCAGTAATGTAGGTTTTCAACGGTGTTTAAATCTATGTTGAAAGTGCTTTTAAACGCCGTGTAAATGTACGCTGAATCCTTATTAAGATTGTACACTATCTGCTGACGAGCCTTGCTGCTGTCAACAGGTTCGCCGAGATTTAAAAATTTCAGCCCCTGCTTAATTGCAAGGGCTGTATTATTCGGTGGATCCGGATAGAGGAGCGTGATCAGCACGGTAAGCTTTTCATGTTCCATGAGCCGTTCGTCCTCCAGCGCCTGAATGATACGCAGGCAAATCCGGAAATCTGTATTTATAGGTACCGCTTCGCCGTCGATCAGGACTGCCTGTGGCATTTGTTCAAGCAGGTAATTCACTTCATCACACCGCCCCGGATTGCTTCGGTGTACTGTCTGATAAGCTGGTCGGAGGTCTGGGTGAAGTGCTTTGCAGTTTCGCAGATGAAACGGATAAGCTCCGCAGGCTCGCAGCGCCCGCCTGTGAGGATCTTCGCTGTTCCTTCGCCGTAGATTCCATCTACTTGCTCGCTGAGGAACTCGGTAAAGCGACGCAGCTCCTTGGCGTTCTCCAGCTCGGCATTTGATACGCCGTTCTTATCGACAACGACCTTAAATTCTTTAGGCTTGTAGTTCTTCAGGTTTTCGTAGGTCTGGTAGAACCGTTCACGAACAGCAAGGTCTGTCGGGTAAAAGCTGATATTATGTGTTTCGCCGTTGGCGGATATTTCGATATCAACCGGGGATTCGGGAGTTACTGTGTATTTCATTGTGTTCATGTTTTTTCTCCAAAAAAACCGCCCCGAAGGGCGGCTCAGTATTATAACGGTCTTATGTTGTTTAGGAAATCATCCCAGATTGCAGGGTCATATGACTGGCTTTCAGCGTGGTATTCCAGAGTGTAATATTTATCGTTGACAAAGCACGAAAGCGCTATGAAACAGTATGATTCTGATTTGAATTCCCACTTCGTTCCAAGCGATACTGCTTCACCGCCGATATTGTCAACATTCTCCTTTTCCATACTATGGTCAGGAAATTCTACATCACCAGTCGCTCCAATAGCCTTTGCGAGTTCAACCATCTCCTCAGCATAGTTATTTAAATAATTTACAAAATCGTTATGAAGTTTTTGCCCATTTTCTTTGCTTGTGGAGAGTATAGATAAGGAATACTCACAGCCTTCCGACTGGATTAAATAACTTAACTGAATTACCCCATCTTCGGAATTATCAGACAATTCTGCGCTTTCCGGGACTTTAAATACAAAATCACCAGCCACGACTTCAATACTGCTTTCCTCTGGCTGTGATGTAACATCAGGCTGTGAGCTGGTTTGTGATGATGTCCCCTGAACTTCAGCAGCATTGCTTTCCGCGTTATTCGAACATCCAGCGCATGAAAGCACGGCTGCCAGAGCGAGCATATATACTATTTTTTTCATAAACATACCCTCCAAATATGATAAAGTGATGTAATCATTTTATCATATTTGAAGAAATATGTCAAGTTCAAAATGTCACTTTACGACCCGTACACCGCCGTAACGATTCCAGCCTTAACAGCCTTACCCGCCGCGTCAGCCTCGACTACCGTGATGGTCGCCGGTGACCCGGTCAGGGTGATAGCGGTACCGGGGGAAAGCGCAGACCAGCTTGTAACGTCCTGCCCCTCAGTGACGGTCTGAGCGGACGCGCCGCCCTTGTACACATAATGATTACCGGTGCTGAGCTGCGGAGACACCAGCAGCACCGTACTGGTCGCGGAGCCGCCTGCGGTAGAAACGACCGTCAGCTCCTCGATACCGCCGTCACTGGTGAATGTGTTCGCCGCGCGGTCATATATACCGTATGTGCGGTCGCCCTCCCAGACGATGTCGAACGGAGCTGTCAGACCATCGGCAGCAGAACCGCCCCAGCTCTTGAGGTCGATCTTTGCTTCCTGCGTCCATGCCGCGAACTTTTCGTCGCCCTTGCTGTCGAAAATAGAGACCTCCATAAAGCGGTACTTGACCTCGTCAAGCTGCTTGTTCAGCCGATCTATCTCATACAGCTCCTTGCCGAGCGCGGAATCCCTTGCAACGAGGAACGGTGAAACTGATGTCACCTGATTGCCTTTTACAACCTTAGTCTTGGTCTTTCCGAGGACGTTCTTTGTCTGTGTGACCGTGTTGTTGCGGGTACGCTCCATGCTCTCGTTGTCCTCGCCGATGGGATACCATATCCCGTTGATCTGTATCAGCAGTACGCTGTATTCGCGCTCTACAGCGCCTGTTCCTGTGATTGCCATGTTAACATCTCTCCTTATATATAAACTGTAGCTGCGTTAAATAAACGCCCGTTACCCTGTCCTCGGCGGTCTCATCAAGACAGCCGGTCTCTATTACCTTGAGGCTCTGTCCGGTCTGATTCTTCGCCAGAGCGGGGAAGCTGCGCCGGTCATTCTGCTCATCTATCCAGCGGCAGAACTGCTCCAGAAATTCAACATTCTTTCCGCGTTCCACATCGCTGCCGATAGCCGTGCGATATGCGAACTGGAACGTCACCGTGTATATACGGTTGCCGAGAATATCCTTGCGGAAAGGAGCATTCGGAACCGTAGCCACACAGTAGCAGTCGTTATCGTCCACATAATCAAGGTAGACCGGAAGTTTCGGGTCGAGCAGCGGACACCCGGAAAGGTATTCGCAAACGCTGTCCATAACTGATTTCACGGCATCAGCCTCCTTGCGTAATTTTTGACTTCACGGACGATGGTGTCCTTAAGCGCCGCCCACATACGGTGGAACCACCGCGAACCGCGCTTTCCCTTGAGCTTTCCGTTGCGGTAGTACTGCTTATGAGCATACGGCGCGATAAACACCAGCTCGCCGCTGCCCATTCGGGAACCGAGGATAACGGATTTCTTCAGCATTCCGGTACGCATAGTGACGTATGGATCCATATGCCGGACAACTGTGTTGTCAATGAAAATCTGGAGTTGGTTAAAACCCTCCTCGGTGGGTGGCTTACCACCATTCCAGCGAAGAATAGACTTGCCACTGGCGGTAGTGAACAATACCCCTCGTTCGGTAGTAATTTTCATCGAATCACCTACTTTCCGGAAGCTTCCCAATGTCTCAAACTTGCGGAACCGAACCGGCAGTCACGAACCGCTGTGATTATCAATTTTTCGGTGTGCTGCCGTTCAAGTTCCGCTGCGCTTGAGATATTTCCACATTCGCCCCGGGCGATTATGTCGCCGGGGGAAAGCGTGAACTTATCTTCGGGGCAGCCGCTCCGGAACCATTCCGCTGCCGGCACAAGAGCAGGCATATCCGGAATCATGACCATAATGCTGTCGCTGTCGTCCTTTCCTGATTTGCCGAACGCGGCTCCGGTCGTGTAGTCCCAGAATGCTCCGTGAACTACCGTGCGGCGGAGCTTCTCCGATTCGCGCCCCTGCTGCGGGATCTTGTTGTAGACCGTGATGGTTTCTGTAAACCTCATTCCCGCGCCACCCCTCTGTAAAGCCACTCCGCAGGTAGCCACGCGCGGCAAATCGCGCGAACCATGACGGATTCAGATGTTCCCTCGGAACTGCTCGCCAGTGTGTAACTCCAGCTCCCCACGCTTTCGGACTGCTTCACCATGCCACCGTTGCCATCTGTAAGCAGCAGGCTGTCGCAAAGCTCGCAGCAGCACATTTTCAGCCGTTCATCGTCGGCGTTCCCGGCGGCGCGCCCGAACGTCAGGTTATCGAGATACGCGGAGGCTTTGGCGGCAAGCCGGAGGAAATCCTCCTGACTTACCGCCTTGCCGCCGTAGCTGTCGGTGTAGTAGGCGTAGTCAGCGTAACTCATGTTTTAGCTACCGCGCACACGCGGATAGAGGGCAGCATGTTGTCCTTTATCCAGAGGTCGTGGAACTTGCGGTATGCAATGAGCCATGCGTCAGCGGACTGGTTAGCGTCCGGGTCGATGATCTTAAAATTATCCGTCTTGGAAACGGCTATCGGCGCGGACTTCGGGCAGATTATCCAGTTTATCTGGGTCGCCTTTGCGGCAGGAGTGAAACCGCCGGCTTCCTGACCGCCGGTCGTGCCGTCGTTGAAGGTGTAGGCGGTTTTCATTCTCGCAGAGGGAACCGGAATGATAGGAATGCCGTTGAAGTACCTCACCTTGAGGTCAAGGCTGCCCTGCTTGAAATCTCCGGCGTTAATGTACTTGGTTATCTTTTCGCTGTTGTTCAGCATATCCGAAACAGTGATAGGCATGATGATCACAAGGTCGTCAGCTCCGGTGGCGTCCTGCGCCGCTGTTATATCAGCGGAAAGCGTGGACAGGATGGTGCTTGCCGCCGGGGTGTAAGTCCTGCCGTAGTTATCCTTTGCCAGAGCGTAGATCCTGCTGTAGCGGTAAGCGTCCACTTCCGGAATTACCTTTGTGCGCTGGAACTCGCTCATTACAGCGGAAGCGCTTGCAACGAAGTTTGTCTCGTCAACGTCCATCTTGTCGAGCAGGAACTTTCTGCCTCTGTCCTGGGTCAGGGTTCTGGTCTCGTATGAATAGGTGATAGCGCCCTGAACGTAGCCGCTGTCGCGGTTGTACTTGCCAAGACCGCTGAGCGACATCTTCGGGATCTTGACTTCATTACCGCCGGAATACTTGGTCTGTCCGGCGTTGTCCTCCATCCAGCCGGAAGTTGCTCCCTGCATCATCTGCAGGTCGAGTGCGGTCTGGAATATCTTTGCCGCTTCTATCGTATTGATTGCCATTATGGTGTCCTCCTTTACTTCTTTACGCCGATTCCGGCGAAAATCTGTTCCTCAAGGTTGTTTGCGCTGGCGCTGACGTTGCTCTGCGTACTGCCCATGAACAGCCCGGGCTTCTGTTCCGCTGCGAACACAGACGGCTCAGACTGCTTCAGCCCCTCGAGGTACTCCTTGCCGCCGACGAACTCGCCGTTCTCCAGCTTGAAGCCCTTGCCCTTGAATTCGTCCAGAACGGACTTGCGGACGCGGTCACTTGCGAACTTGTAGCCGCCGAACAGCTTCTCTGCGGCGAAATCCGCCTGCTGCGCGGACAGCTTAGCGTTGAGGTCGTCGGTGTCCTGCTTGTACTTTGCGTTCAACTCGTCGAGCTGCTTCTGAAGCTCCTCGGACTTGTTATCCGCCTTGAGCTTTGCGAGATCCTTGTCGCGGGCGGCAAGCTGCTTGGTAAGCTCATCAAGCTTTGTCTTATTGGCTGCGACATCGGCAGCGGGGACGAATTCCTTTTCAATGACCTCGGTGATCTGCTTGGTCTGGTCTGCGGTAAGCTCAATTCCGAGCTTCTGGAGAAGTACCTTTAACTTATCCATAAAATTCCTCCTTAAAAACAGGTAAAAAAATGTACCCTTAGTAAGGGTAGCATGACTATGTGGTATGTGCAGCTGCTGACGTATCGGGGCGGGTCACGCTGGTTGCAGCGCTGGCGCTTTCGCGTTGCGTCCGCGATCACCGCCGCCTGCTTCGCTTTGCAGTATCGGTTGTTCTGGATCATGGGAACTCCTTTCGTAAAATGGGTATAAAATTGCACCCCCATTGCTGGGAGTGCGGTAATTAGTTCTGAGTAAGATATTTCTCAATGTCTTTTTCTGATTTTATGCACACAACATCAGTCGGATAATCATTATACACGGTGATGTGGTTATCGTCTGCGACATACTCCTGCGTTCGAGAATCATCAACATCGTGTGAAGCACGTCCTTTTTTTATATTAGGAATCCGGCTTTCAAGAGCCTTACAAGCCCGGTTGAAATATTCGGTGCTGAAATTATAGCATATAGTGTAATTATACATAAACGCCCTCCTTACAGCTTGAATTTTTCGTTCACCTTTTTGTTGGACTTTGACGCTGTTTTCAGGATATCCTGAATAGCTTCGTCTCGGGTCATGCCCTTATCAGACATTTTTTTGTCTACCTGTTCTTCGAATGTCAGATTAGGGTGTGATTTATCCAGCCACTTTCTTTCGTCTTGGTTCAACATCAGGTCACGGGCATTGGTTCTGAACTGATTTCTCAAGGCGTGTGCCTGCCTTGCCTGATCCTCAATGGACTGATTTCGGTCAATCATATCTGGTATCTTTTTATCATGAAGAACATACCACTGTCTAGTTACCTTATCGCTAAGACTGCCGTTCAAATGCTTGATATCATCATAATCGCTGTTTATGACCTTTTCATTGAACTGGTGGCGAAGCTGTTTGTATTCGTCACTATTATACAGCATTTTCTTGAAATCGTCAATACTTGGAACAGCAGATTTATCCAAAGTGCTTGCGATAAGCTTGTATTCCTTTTTGATAGCAGCCACACCAGACCTTGCGGCAATGCTGCGATTGAAGCCGGTTACATAAGTACGTTCGTATTCTGTATACGAATCAGCCGCCTTGCAAAAGTCCTCATAGATGTATTTCTGGCGATTAAGGCGAATACTGGCTGTTGCAAATGCTTCCTCGTCCCCGGCAGCGTCGGCGACAATGCAGCGGTCTTTCTGCTTTCGCATGGCACGCTCCATCTTCCTCATCTGCTGGGAAGCTTCGTAGGCTGTGTAAGTCCGCCCCTCATAGGTAAACGGCGGCTGGTCTATGTTCTGCAATTCCTCCTCGGTGTAGGTCGGCTCGGATACCCCGAGGATTATCGGGAATACATCATGGCGGCAGTTCGGCTCGCTTATGAGCGGCTTGATTATCCTCTCATACTGCTCCTGCGTGTACTGCCGCCCCTGATACACCGCATGGGACGGTCGCGAACCAGAGTGCGCCGACATCTCCCAGCCGTCCGCGCCCAGCTCCTCGCCGTTCTGCTCGGATATCCGGTGCGTGACATGCGCCACGCTAGTAAGGATTGCTCTCCGCGCCGCGACTTCGATACGGTCGGAGCGCCCGCTCTCATAATCTATGGTTCGCACGCCGCTCGCCGCAAGTTTATTGCAAGCCTGCCGGATCGCGGTCATGTAGTCCGTTGCTCCGGTCACGACCTTCATGTGCGCGGAATCCATCTCCCGGCGGTACATATCAGTCATGGAAAGGTAATACACGCGCCCGAGGAAATCGTGGTCGGCGAACCCCATCGTGTTTGTGAGGTTCTCGCATTTTCCGGCGGTCTCCGCTATCTGCGCGGAAATGAGCTTCTGGAGCTGTGCGTTTTCTTCCAGCGGAACAGCCGCGCCCTTGTCGGCTCCAAGCATTTTCCGGTCGAACTCGTCGGACTGTGCCGCAGCCTCACGGATAAGCCGGTTGATCTCCGCAGCGGAACTGCCGTTTATCTCGGCGATTTTCGCGGCGATTTCGTCCGTGGAAAGTCCAAGGCTCCGCGCTCGGTAAAGCTGGTATTCAGCCGTATCGGTTATTTGTGCGCCCTTTGCAATGCGCCGGGCTATGTCCCGGAGGATAAACTCGGAAAGCTGGTCGTAAAGATCGGTCAGCTCCTGCGGCAGATTCTGAAGCTGTTCCGGAGTGAGCATTTATTCACCCCCAAAGGCTTCAGTCATAGGCGGGAGCATTTCACGCGCCCGCTCCGTAGGAACGCCGAAGTACCACGCATTGAAGTCCTCGGCTTTGAGCAGTCCCGCCTGAACCATCTGGAAGCGGCGGTTAAACTCAGTGCCAGTGTCCTCGAACACGCTGTCGCCGAACTCTATTGCGCACTCGCCGTCCTCGCACTCCACGCCGTAGAACCGCGCCAGCGTGACAATGATTTGACTGAGCGCCTGCAGTACCGGGCGCAACTGCCGCTGAATCTGGCAGACCGTATTGTATGTAGTTCTGTCCTCTGACAGCACCTGCGTTGCCGTGACAAGACCTTTCTGCGTATCGAACGAGAACGTTCCGGAGCTTACGCCTATCTGCGTTTCGTAGAACCGCAGTTCCTTGTTTATCTTGGCGCTGTGCTCAGTTTCGCGAATCTGCGGAGCGTAGGTCATTATCTGCTGCTCCATCGTGGAAGTACCGTCGCCGCTTATCCCTACAAAGTAATCGTCGGGAATACCGCTGTTTTCCTTTAAAACGGTGCGGTCGGCGAATACCTTCGCGGACATCTTCCTGAATTCCGCGCAATACTCGGAATGCGCCTCGTCTATTTCATGCAGCGTGCCGAGGGAGTTCGCGAAAATGCTTATCGGCAGTTCGCTGTCGAGGTCGATATTGTTCGCATAGGGCGTGCGGAATGTCGCTATCATCGGGATAGTCGAGGGAATCTGCCCCTCCGGAAGAAGCATAGCCCACTTCGGCACGGTCGCAAGCTCCACAGCGTGCTTTGTGCCGTAGAGATACGCCGTGTTCCGGACGGTATGCACGCCGTTCTGGAATGTGTGATGTTCCCGGCGCTCGTAGATTTTTTCGTGGTACCGTATACGCTCGAAAAATACGCCCTCGGTGATGTGCCCATTCTCGTCCAGAGCCATCGGCAGGAAGTCACGGCTGGTGCCGGAATCGAAGAACATTTCGCCGGACTGCACGAAATACGGTTTAATCACCGTGTAGCCGCCGACAAGGGTCTGCTGAACTATCCTGTCGAGGTTCGGCAGGAGATTCTTCTGGACGTTCCTGTTCAGCTCCTCGTCCGCGACTTCGAACTTGATTTCCCCGGTGACGAGCTGCGCCAGATACGCGGTAGAAGTATAAGCCACCGGCAGCGGCTTGAAATTCTTGTGGGTCTGCGCAAACGGAAGCTGTCCCTGAAACGCGTCCCACCAGAGGGAAGTCGCGGAGCGCATGGTCGAGCTTACCGCTGAATCTGTAATATTAAAGTCGTCCACGTCCGTTCCTCCTTTCCCTTTAAATAAGCCTTTAAGCGCGTTTAAAATGTTCATTAATCTCTCCTTATGAGCCGCGGAATGTATCTTTCAAAGCTGTACTCGAACGCGTCCAGCGTATCAATATCCGAGGTGCCGTTATCCAGCCGGATATCCTCGCCGACAACCTTGTCGTCGTACACCGCGCCCTGAAATGCTTCCCGCAGCGTTTCGCATTCGGAAGTCAGCAGGAATCTTTCGCCGCCCATAAGCATGGTCGTTGCGCGGATTCGGTCGATTATCGGGCGCTTCATCGAGTTCTTCACGGTCAGGTCGAGCGGCTTTATGTATTCCCGCAAGCCGGAAATCAGCGTCTGCTCGGCGCTGTCGGCGTAGATGTCCTCGATCCTGCCAAAATCCCGCTGAATGTCCTCGCAGAACTCATAGATACGCTTGTATATCTGCTGCGGGGTCAGTCCGGTTGCGGGAACACGTTCGCTCCGCAGGGCGATGAGCTTTTCGTAATTGTAGGTCATTCCGGTCGCGACCATAGCATGAGCCGAGCCGTTGCCGCCCCAGTCCACGCCGACGTTTATCATGTCCAGCCGTGGGAGCGGTTCCGGCGCGGCGAACGCGGGGATATTATCCGAGAACACACGGTAAATAGCCCCCGCCGCGACTACCCACTTTCCGAGAATGAACCGGTCGTAGAACACTCCGGTGTACTCCTTTTTCAGCGCGGAAACGTAGTCGGCTGGGAGTGTTGTATTATCGTCAATACCGAAAAAGATGTTCAGCAGGTCGTCCGCAAGAGACTCGTTATCGAGGTACTTTTTCTTTAGCCAATGGGTAGGCGTGTCCGGGTTGGTAGTCGCGAACAGCTTTGCACCGGGCGCGGACAAACGTGACAGCAGCATTACGAAGAAATCCTCCGGGAACAGCGTAAGCTCGTCGCAGTAAGCGCCGCCCAGCGTGATTCCTCGGATCTTATTCTCGGAACGCGCGTCGTTCGCGCCCTCCAGCATTATCTTCCGTCCAAAAAGAACGCCCTCCTTTGCGGAGAGCGAGAATGTAAAATTTCTTTCGCCGATAAGCTCCTGAAGTGGCAGCAGGCAGTTGCGCTTCAGGGTCTGAAGCGATTTTGCTGTCATCATGTACAGATAATCCCGCGGGCGGGTAGCCACCCACAGCGCCCAGAGAATCAGCGATATCCATGTCTTGCCGGAACGCACCGAACCCTGCAGAACAGTCAGGCGGGGAAGCTTGTTCCGCTTGAACAGCCGCATGAGGTCGTTCTGCTTTTTCGTGAATGTGACTTTACCCATTTTTTAAAGCCTCCAGAATATCCGCCAGCGCGCCGTCAGCATTGCCCGAACCGCCGCCGTTTCGGCTGTAATCCTCGCCCTTTTTATTAATAAGGTAGAATTCAATAGCTGGCTGGGACGGCGGAATGTGGCGTTCCTTTGTTTCCACGGTCTTTACGCCGTTCACATATTTAATAGTGCGGTCGGTGACAGTGTAGCCGGTCGCCGCGCGCAGGAGCGCCTGCTCCACCTCGGCGGTCAGCAGCTCGCTATTCTGGGACAGGAGTTCGTTCAGACCGCCGCAGCGGGATTTTATCTCGGCTATCTTCTTAGCGCGCTTAGCCTCATTATTTGTGGACAAGTAAGCCTCCACAAGCTGCTGCACTGCGGAGGTCTGGTCTGTGCTATTTTTTTCGCGCTCGGCAATGGCAGCGCCGAGGGCTGCTATGCTCTTTTTCTTCCTGCTCATGCTGTCACCTCTTTCATATACGTTTAAATGCGCTTAATTTGCGTTTAAATTCGCGATTTGCCCAAGGGCGGGGAAACTATCCTCTGAAATGTGCACGGCGCTTACAGACGATTTCAGGCGGGCACTTTAAACACCCGCCCGAAATCATGATGATATAGCTTCGCCCTGTCCGTTCGGAACATGTTCCGCAGATATCAGGAGATATTCTTCGCAGTTCCGGAGCTTATCAACGGAACCGCAGGCTGACTTTCTATCTCGCAGCCGAGGATAACCTCGTAGTGCCTGCCGTAGATCGTAACGTCCGCCACAGCGCGTTTACCGCGCCGGTTAAATCGGATTATCTTATGCTGGAAGCGTTTCAGGAAGCCGTCCATGATGTGCAGCGCGCCGCCCGAAACGTAGCCGCGGCTTATTCCCAGCGCGTGACCGTCATTGCAGAGGAATCTGATATATTCCTCCTCGGTCTGGCTGAGCTGCGAGCGGCTGAGTATCCGCAGCGTTCCATAGCAGAACTTGACTGCCTGCCAGATGTCCGGGGTCAGCTCCGCGTCGAGGAACACATATCCGCTGAACAGCAGCACTTCGCGCTGTACCCACCTGCGGCGGTGGCGCTCCTGAACCAGCCGGCGTGGAGCATACGCCGTGATGTTCTTTTCGGCAAGCTGCCGGACGACCGTCATTTCCTTGCCGGACTGACAATATATAACGTACATTATTCCTCCTGCGATTTGCTGTTGATGAACTGCACCAGCGAGCGGTACAGTTCCGGATTTTCCTTTGCCATAGCGTCGAAAATATCCTCTTTAAAGCTTTCGAACGCCACATTTTTGAGGTTCGCCGTCTTGATATCCGTGGAATTTTTCAGGCTTACCGCCCTGATCAGCGCCGTTGCCTTTTCGATGAGCTTGAGCGGGTCGGCTTCCTTGAGGGCAATTTCGTCCATCTGCTGGACTGCCTGCAATACCTTGTGGGATATCAGCCGGGCGATTCCCTCGGTGGTGTCGAGCTGCGGGAATTTCTGCATTTCCTCGGTCAGAGCGCGCATATTCTCGCTTGCAAGGCGAATCTCCTGAACGCTGGCGTTCAGCCCCTGCGCGTACCGGCAGACAGCCGCCTCAGACAGCGTGACGTTCGCGGTGTCCCGTACGAAATCGCAGACGTCCCGGTAGGTGTAATCTCCGAGGATCATCTGCTCGACCGCTTCCTTGATGTCAGACGGCAGCTTGTCTATCTTGCTGTGCTTACGTTTCATGACTCACCGCCTTATGCACGGGTCGGAAATCTTGCCGTTCAGGAACGCAATGCCCTTTGCAGTAAGCTTAGCCTCAAGGCTGTGCAGTTCTGCGTCGGCGAGGTCGGCTACTTCATTGTGGAACTCCACGTCACGGAGCTTTATGTAGCCGCCCTCGTTCAGATAATTCACGCAGTCAGCTATCTCCGGAGCGCTCACATCGACCTCCAGACCGTATTCCAGCTCACGTATGCGGACGTATTTTGTCCGCAGCGTATTTATAGCCCGAAGCACCCGGGCGTTGTTGTCGCAGAATTTCTCGCGGTGTACTCTTTCCATGTCCATCTATATCACTCCCTTTTGAGATCGTCAATCTTTGTTTCGAGCCGCGTCATGGTGCGGATAAAATCGGAGTTCCGCACGGTATTCTCCTTGAGGAAATCTATGTTGTTCTCGATTTTCTCGATGGATTTTTTCAGCTCGTTAAGCTCGGATTTGCTGGCGTACTTTTCGTCGGCGCTTTCAAGCTTGTCTTTGAGTTCATCAACATCGGAGCGGCTTGCGCGGCTGGCAAGCTTGTTTTTAAGCTCCTCTACATCGGAGTGGCTCGCACGGCTGTCCAGCTTATCAAAACTGCGCTTGAGGAAGAACGTTATCGCGCCCATGCCGACGGTAAGTATCATATTATAGATTGTGTCGAAATCCACGGTATCACCTCTTTAAAATGTTATTTTTGCTACGCATATTATACTATAAAAATGTATCTTTGTAAAAAGCGAAATCACAAAGCGAAACGACATAAAAAAACGGCTCACCGCGTTTGCGATGAGCCATAAATCACTTTGAAAGCCGTCTTACCTCCGACACCGGAAGCTCCAGTTCCCGGGCTATCTGCTCCGGAGTGTCGCCGTTCTGCCGCCTTGACCGGATATATGTAGAAATTTCCGGGGACGACACCAGCGATCGCGCTTTCGGTATCCAGATTTGTGAACCGCCGAACGTATCCACCAGTGCCTGGTAGTTCTCCAGCCCGATAATGTCAGCCACCTCCTGCTGGTCGGCGTTAAGGTGGCTCTTCTTTACCAGCATTGCAAGTCCCATGCTTATCACTCCTTTTCAGTTTATTCTGCTCTGAGCGGAGTATCCGCTTGAGCATTTCAATTATCTCCGACCCCTCCGCCCGGGTGACCCGGCTGAAAATATCCCTGTCCGGGCGGATTTCTCTGCCGGTCACCTTGGATATTACACCCCTCAGCCGTTCCCGGGGCTTGATGTCCGACGGAGAAATCTCGGCTATCCGGTACATCAGCTTGAAGCACATATTCTGCTGTTCCTCTGTAATGAGTTCCGGCAGCGGCGCGACCTGCGAGCGGTATTCCTCCAGCCGCCTGATGATGAAATCCGCCTGCTGCTCGGTCAGTTCCGAGATGTGATCTTTTAGGGAAAACTGCTTTATCCACAGGTGGAGGTTGTCGTCGTTCCCGGCGCTCCGGTCGAGCAGTCCGGCGGCAGCGCCGAGGGCATATATCCGCCGGATCTGTTCCTTGGTCGCCATCAGGTCACCGCGATCTTGGTGGAACTGTCCACCGCAACGCCGAGATTGATACAGCGGAGCAGCCGTGCTTCGTCTGCGCCGGACATCTCCGCAACGCTCCGGAATGTCTGCCAGACCGCCGCCTCGGCGTACAAGTAGGCGTAATCTCCGGCGTCCTGCTCCGAAAACCCACCGATTTTCATGAGGTTGTCGCGGTCGGTCTCGAACTTCGCGCCTTTAAGTTTCTTCGCCAGTGCGGACTTCGCCTTATCTCCGCAGGGGAGCTGCGCAATTATCTCCTCCGGCGTTGACCTGGTGTAATTCCCGGTGAACATTCCGATGAGCATGCGCTCAATATCCTTGTTCTTCGGCTTGATTTCGGTCTTGACGGATTCCTCAAAGATATCCGGAAACATCGCCCCCAGCGTTTCTTTAAGGTAATGCGGGTAAACTATTGTCAGCACCTGCGCCTCGGTGTAGGTGACTGCCGCCTGAGAATCCGGATCGGCGTACACGGTGGACTTGAACTTTGTGTCAACTACATCATCGCCGCCGCGCTCCAGAAAATACGCTTCAAGCTCTTTCCGGCGGTCGTTGAGCTTTGCGATATCCGCCTTGATACGGCTCAGCTCCCGCACCTTGTCAACGATATCACTCATCTGCCGTTACCTCCTGATAAAGCTTTGTGGCGCACAGCGGACAGCAGAATATACCTCCGAACTGCTTGACCTTATCCGCGCCGCCGCAGAAACGGCAGGTATCAACATGTTTTGTGATGATGAGTTTCCCGTCAGCCGAGGCGGTAAGGTCGACCGCAGTTCCGGCGTCAAGGTCGAGGTGCGCCGCCATGTCGCGCGGGATAGTCAGTCCGCGGGACTTGGTAAGCTTTTTAAATTTAATTTCCATGCTGTTTTATCCTCCTTTAAATGATGTTTAAGTAGTGTCATCCACGCCGAGAAGCGCCATCATATCGTCGAACCCCTGACGCGCGCCGTGTTTCCGGCGGGAAACGCCCCGGAACTCCACCGGAAAACACTTCTCAAGCACGCGGTCGTATATCCGCGCGTATCGCATGTCTGCGGGATTTTTCAGCTCCTCCAGCGTGAGATTCGTTGTATATATCACCGGCAGTCCTGCGCGGTAGCGGCTGTCCACGATGTTGTAGACCTGCTCCAGAGCGTAATCCGTGGAGCGCTCCGCGCCCAGGTCGTCGAGGATAAGCAGGTCTATCGCCGACAGGCGGCTGCAAAGGTCGCTTATACCGTTTTCGATGAGCTTGACAAGCGAGGTCATAACGACCGACACTCCCTGCGCCAATAGTTCGTTCGCAATGCACGCTGCCGTGTAGGTCTTGCCGGTACCCACGCCGCCGAACAGCAGCAGACCGCGGTTGTCCTGCTTCATCTGCTGGAATTTTGCGGCGTATCTGCGACATATCTCCACGCTGCGGGCGTTTTCGCCTGACTTGTCAGCAATAGTGAACCGCACCGCCGACAGTGAGTTGTCCATAAGCGACAGCCGGCGAAGTTCATTCGCCCTCATGTTCGCCAGGATCGTTTCGCTGCGTTTCTTTTCTTCCTCTTTGGCGCGGGTCATGCATTCGCACCAGACCGGCACGATTATCTCCTCGCCGCTGACCTCAATGCGGCTGCGCTTAAAGCCGCCGCACTTTCCGCAGCGGAGCAGACCGTCCTCGTCGATGTAGTCGCCCTCCAGCGGGGGATTGCTCTGCATGTGCGCCGCTGCCAGCGATTTCACGAATGCCGCGCCGTTCACCTTATCCATAGTCGTCAAACGGATTGCCTGACATCGGCGGCGCTGACGGCGCGGGCGCTGGAACGCTGTCCGAATACTGCCCCTCGGCGACCTTTACGAGGTTGCCCGGCTGCATTATCCAGTCGAAGCTTGCCCGCCAGCCGCGGGAGTTCCGCCCGCAGAGGAATGCGCTCTGAGCGGCTGTCCGGAACACCTGTTCCAGATCGTAGCCATCCTTCTGAGCCTTGAAGATAGCGCGCTTGCGCTTGTCGGTCAGCCGCGTCGCCGGGGGAAGCTTCGAGCATATCCGGTTGAAACAGTCGAGAACCGCCTTGTAGTCGTGCGTGGGCGGGTTCTTCAGCTCTTTCAGGAACGCCTGAAGTTCTTTCCACTGCGATGGGGTCAGCTCTATGTCCGTGGAACGGTCGTTATCATAGTCGTAAAGCTTGAATTTCATGCAATCACTCTCCTTTCTGCCGGGTGTACCCAGCGTAATCCCTGCTCTGCGTTCGCACGGGCTTGCAACCGTTTCCGCTGCCGGAAGCCGCATTAAGGCGGGGGACTATGCCCCCGGGTATACATCTAACATTTAATAAGTCTTATAGACTGATTGTTGCGGATAAAGTGTGCTTTCATTCGTGAAAAACTTCCCCAGAATGGTGAATATGCGGTGTATGCCGCCATTTGTGTTATGCTTTCCCGTCTGGCTTTCGAAACTTTTTTCAGCTTTTGCTTGTCAGCCGCAGAAAGGCACGAATGCTTTGACGGATAATAAAACCTGCTGCGAATATCACAGTCGTTGACGCAAGTGTATAATGCACATTTCTTGTTTACATACACCGTCAGCACATATTTTAGTTTCTTTTCAGGCTGAACCGCGATATCAACGGTGTATCCGTCTATCATAAATTTCGCGTGTCCATACGGTCTAGACAGGGATTTCTCGACTTTCTCCCATTCTTCATCTGTCATGGTCATCACTCCGTTCCACAAGGTAAGTAGCCCTCATATCTGCCATATGGAGCAGCACCGCCAGAGGATACTTCTCATACGCCGCATTCAGTCCCCGGTCGCCGCCTCGGAACGCGCAGTCGAACGCTCCCATGTGCCAGCGGATAGCTGCGGCTTCCTCGTCCGACAGCTTGATGAACTTGCTTGCAAGGTACAGCGATTTTTCACCGTGACCGAGTGGCAGCTCGTCCTCAAAAACATAGATCTGCTTCTCGACCCACCCGCCGTTCTCCTTGACGTTCCGCTTTTCCGTGCGGTAGCAGTTCGCCTTGCAGATGTCGTGCAGCAGCGCAACGATGATCAGAGTTTCGGTCGGGTAAACCTTGCTGTTCGGGTCGAGCCTAAGTTCAGCGCATACATTTATGCTATGCATGAGCAGTCCACCCGCGAATGCCCCGTGATATTTTGTGCTTGCCGGGGCAGTAAAGAAGTCTGTCTCCTCCTGAAGATAGCGGATAAGCTCCTCAATACCGTCCCTGTTCGTCGTGCGAAGCAACTCTACAAAATCGTCCGCTAATCTTTTCTGTGCTTCCTTGTCCATAAAAATCCTCCTTATATTTTTCCTTGCTCTGCGTTATCGGGCTTGCAACCGTTCCGTATGGAGCCGCATTAAGGCGGGGGACTAAGCCCCCAAAAATATCAATCCTCAAGAAATCTCTGCACCTCGGACTGCCGTTCCGCACGTCCGATCCGTATGCCCTTGCACACGCCCTCATGGTACGACCGGCGGTCAACGGCTTTTCGCAGGTGCTTGTAGCAGGCGGAATATCCGAGCAGAGCCGCCGCAACCAGCGCTGCGAGCATGAATATCAGTCCAAGAAGCCGGCAGGGCAGCAGTCCCAGTGAAAGCGCGTTAGCGAGCGCCATCAGCTCAACGCCGCCGAGGAACGCAAGCATATATTCGATTTTCATTTCAGTAATTCCTTTCTTATCCGCTTGATGTTGCCGCTTATCTTGTGTTCCAGCACCAGCTCGTCCGGGGTGTCCTTGCAGACGAGCCAGTTTTCCGGATTCAGCCTGATGGAAGCAATCTCTGCTTCTGGCGGCGGGTGGGATTCTTTCCGTGCTTCATGCCCGCACCGCCTTTTCCGCGCCCTTGAGGTCAAGGTGCATCATCTTCGCCATGCGGACTATCCCGTTAAAGTCGTAGTCGCCGGAGTCAAAGGCGTTCCCGAACAGCCGGACTGCTCCGCGAATTCCCTCGGCGGTCTGGGCTACCTTGTAGAGGAGCGTCAGCTCCTGCTCCCTGCCTTCAAGCACCGGGAACAGCATTTTGATGTCCTCGGGCTGAACGTCCCCGGTGCTTATCTGCTGCCGCTGCCATGCGCGGTTCGCGACCTGACGGTACTGCTCCCGGGACTTGCCCTCGATTTTCTCCCGTATCCCCTGATTCCCGACCAGAACAACGCCGAGGGTCTGGCGGCGCTCAGCAAAGAAATCCGCGAACGAACGCAGCGTTTCGATACTGCCGTAGGTCAGAAGCTGCGCTTCGTCCACTGCAACGACCATTCCGTCGTGTAGCTTCGCCGCAATGCTCATCCACAGGTCGTCCCGGGACTGTGTGACCGGAACTCCCAGGTTCAGAGCCAGCAGTTTCAGCACTGCCTTTGTGCTCTTGGTGCAGGGATTTATCGTTATCATCACGCTGTCGTGAGGGTGATCCTCTATGTACTTGTGGAGCGCCTTCGTCTTGCCGACTCCCGCATCCCCGGTCACGAACGCGAACCCGCCCTTGAGCTGTGTGTTCCGCACTGTCTTGTAAACCAGTGTAGAAATCGAGGTCGGCGCGTATTCTACCTCGCTGTAGGTCTCGGAAGCCGCCGCCTTGTTCTCAAAGTAGGCGTATATCTTCTCGAACTGATTGTCCCAGTTCCCGGCGTAGTACCCCTTGCGTATCTGCGACAACGCCGAGCCGGTTATCCCTATGCGCTCGCAAAGCTTCGCTTCGGAAATTCCAAGCTCCGCGGCGGTTGCCGCTATCTTTTCAAGAGCCTCGCGCTGCTTTGGCGTAAGCTTCCTGATGATTTTCTGTTCTGCCATGATGTCAGTCCTTTCTGCGGCTCGCCGCCGCTGCGTTTAACTTATCCAGAATATCAATGTTGACGGAGATCTCGCTTATATCTCCAAGCGCCGGGGATTTCTCCAGCTTCTCCTCAGAGAATACCGAGACGAATTTCGCAGGCTTTTTGAATACCATGTCCTTGCTGCCCTCGACCGAGTTTCTGACCATAGCGGCGAAAATGTCGATACGCTTGTCGGCGTCCACGCTGTCGAGGATTCCGCGACCGTATTCCCGGACGAGCTTCTTGCTCTCGGCGATCTGCTTCTCGGCGGTGGCGATATCTTCGCGGTGGTTGGTAAGGTAGTCAACGAGGAGGTCGTCGTCCAGATTCCACGTCCAGAGGTACTTGTCCGTAGCCATGTCATACACGCGTACGCTGCGGAGATCCGCCGGATCGTAGCGCACATACACCTTTTCGCCGATGTGCAGCACGGTGTCTGCGCCGCGGTACCACAGCTTTTCTCCGGCGAAGTTGATGTACACGCCGTTGCGGTTGACCGCCTGCGGCTTGCTGACGCGTTTCAGCAGCATTGAGAGGTTAGCTTCGTCCGCTGTGCGGAATACGGTGTCCTGTATGCTGCTGTTCCAGACCTCGAACCGCCTCATTCCCTTGTAGCGGCGTTCCTTGCCACCATATGGAGCGGCGTTGAAACAGCCGTCGATGTAGGAATCCAGCGCTATCCGTATCTGTTCTTCCTCTGGAATAATTCCGTGCTTCAGCTTGTATTTCAGGCTTTCCGGGCGTTCCAGTATCGTGCCGCCGCAAAATGTGGGAATGCAGCGCGAAAACTGGTTCTTGAATGTGCAGAACGTGCGCTCGATGGGCTTCGCCTTTGCGTTCCGGACGATAGCGTTGTGCATTTCGATTCCGAGGAACTGCAAGATGTTCGGCGGCAGAGGATCCTTGTTCCAGTCTTTCCGGCGGCGGTGTCCGCGTCCACCGATATCCGATACAAGGAACTCGGAACCGTTGTCGAAGTACACCGCTTTCGGAACTCCGCACCTCAGTATTCCATGCCGGAGCGCTAAGAGCGTGCTGTCGCCGGAGGGCGCGTATGTGAGGTTCCAGCCCATCATAGCGCCGGACTTGGCGTCCAGGAACGCTGTGAGGTACAGGCGGCGAACCTTGCCGTCCTTTCCTGCGGTGAAGAAATCGAAAGTGTGGTTATCTGCTATCCAGACATCGTTTGCGTGGAGGTCGTCGTAAAGTCGCTCGACATACGGCAGGCACTTGTCTGAGAACGCCTTGTCGCCGTTGCGGAAGTACATTCGCACCGCATACGGTATATCTTCGGCTCTGCGGCGAAACGTGCGCTCTGACGGCATATCCGGCAGACTTTCCGGGTAATGCTCCTGCACCCAGTCCCGGGTGAATTTGTAGCAGCTCGTTATCGGAAGGCACTGCTGATCGAGGTAGAACCGGCTGAACGCGTTCAGCATGAACTCCGGAACGGTGGTGGTTCCCTTGTTGCTGCCGCCTCGCTTGTCGATAAGCCCGGAGATGTCCGAGTTACGGTAGGCTTTGAGCCTGCGGTAGAGGATATCCGTGCTTATCTCCAGGTCAGGGTATTTCAGCCGCGCCGCCTGAACGTACATCTCGTCTATCTCGCCCTTGCTGTACTGCTCGTAGCTGTCCCGGATAGTGAGCCAGTCCTTGATGATTCCTGTCCAGAGATACAGCTCGCTGCGCTGCTTATCCGTAAGATCGTCCAGGGTAAGGCGGTTTTCAGCTGGTTTTAACGGCGCTTTAACCGCCTTTTTAATTGGCTCCAAGCCCAGCGAGCGGCGCTGCTGATTTTCCCATTTAAGCTGTAAGTCCTGCGGCAGTGCTGTCAGGGGAATTATGTATTCGGTGCGGTTGTTCGCAGCGTTTGCTTTAACTTCAGCGCTGATTTTTCCGTCTTTAACGCATTTCTGAACATACTGTAAACTGCACCCTTTTAACTGAGCAGTCTGGGCTGTCGTTAAATAGGTCAAAGCAATTTCTCCTTTCTGTAAGAATTTTACTTGACAAAAGCACTAGGCTCTGATATACTTTAGACGGAGCCTTAGGGTCAAACAGAAACGATATTCCGTGCAAAGAGTAGTCGTTTCTGCCGAGGCTCTATTTTTTATGCTCCGACCTGCCATCATCAGCGCAGGGCGGTCATTCCCTGCGGACGAACAACCCGCTGCCGGGCTGCTCGTTTCGGCTGTTTTCATCTACTTGGTTACTTTTTTGATTTTAACGTGGACAACTCTGTGTCCTCGTCCGCTAAAATTCTGAGTTAATAGCGGTTCCTTTTCTGACTTTGACTCGTCTTTGAGCTTTGAAAGATGTTCAGAGATAGCTGATGAAATTTTAGTAGTTTCTTCAAAATCAAAATCAGAAATATAGTCGATTTTGGAATCGTCGCTTTCCTCCTGCGGAGCTGCTTTCTTTCCGACCAGCTTTTCGTGTTCTGCGACCATGTCCTCAACCAGAGCAGAGGCATTGCCCATTGCCTCCTGTATCTCGTCCAGAACGCTTCTGCAGGATTCCACGCGTTCCTTTGCACCATCAAGGTACCAGTTGAAACTGTCAATCTTTTCTGCTGCGTTGTCCTCAATGATGTTTATGGGGGCGTTATCCTCAAACCACGGGAAAGCCTTAGTGCAGAAATCCCACTCGGCGTCCTCCTTGTTCGGCAGGTACTTGCCGTCGTACACATCGTTGCCGTTCTCGGCGGTATGCCATACAACGTAGGGGTCAGGGGCGGTCTTGGAATGAGCAAGAATCATTCCGTTAGCTACCATCAGGACGGTGTAGCCCTGGATTATGTCGTTGTTTCTTATCATGGTGTACTCCTGTTCTGTTTTGCAATCGATTGCAAAACTCTTAAAAATCTGTGTTTATATTGTCGTAAGGACTGCACATTTCGTCTATCATAGGCTTATCAGAGTTGGAATAACAGCTATTGTAAAGACTGACAGTCCTAGGACGGCGTGTTTGTTTCCGTCTCTCGTTGGAAAGCGTTGATTCCATATTGCGAAATGCAATGTAAGAAAACGGCACCTCTTTAAGGTCTGGTCTGAGAAAACGAATTTTGACTGCACGGAGATATCCGAAAACCACAGTATCATACCATTCATCAAACGATAACCTCTTGATTCTGAGAAATTTCCATATTTCAGAATGGTTGATTTCTGCGAACTCGCGCTCTTCATCAGTCAAAGGTTCTGAATAGTCTATTTTCGCACCATTTTTTCCTTGAGGAATAAGCGCGATTTCAATACCTGTTTTCTCTGCAATTTTTTTCCGTGCAACAGGTGACGGCTTGCTCCTGCCGTGTTCATAGCCTATGATAGTATCGTAAGACAGCCCGACTAACGAAGCAAATGCCTTTTGTGTAAGCCCATTCTTTTTTCGGTAGTCTTTGAGCAGATTAGAAAAATCTGATTTGCTTTCCATATTGCTCGCCTCAGTCTACAAAGGTGTTGCGTTCGAAGTCGAATACTCCGAAATACTCGTCGTTCAGGTAAACGTTCGCCCTGTTCTGGGTGGGGCAGGTGATCTGCCTGTCTCTTATACACA